CATATAAATCATACCATATAAATCATACCATATAAATCATACCATATAAATCATACCATATAAATCACACCATATAAAAAATAATTATATAATCAATAAAAAATTATATAATTATTACTATTCTAAGTGATATTTACTTGTCATATTTACTTTTCACTTACTAAGAATCACAAATCGCAAATTTCATTAAATCGTTTCTTAAACTCGAAATCACTGTTTAATATGTCTTTATTATTGACTAAGTAGTAATAGCAACGAAAGCAAACAAAGACATCAATCAATGAATTGTGTAAGTTATTGGGTATTGTTTTAAATAAATACTGATGTAACTCTACAAGTTTAGGGCGCTTGTAACTAACTTTTTCCACGCTTTTCATGTTAGATATTAAAGTATCCAGTTCATTTAAGTAAGTAACACAGACATTACTTCGTGCTAGTTGAAATGTATCACGACATCTTTCCAACATTTCTCTTGCATGAATATACTTATCATATCGCTTTAATTTACACACATCGGTTGAGTTTTCCATAGTACAATACCATTGGTGGTTTCCTTTGTAAATAGCATCCGCAAAATTATGTCGTATTAATTCAATACGCATCATACGCTTATCAAATCGAGTATTATGACATACACATACATCTGCTGTTTTTAAATCTTGGTTAAATAAAGCAACGATTTCCTTGGGGTCTTTTCCTTTTGTTTTAGAGATTTCATTTGTAATTCCATGTATGTCAGAAGATTCTTTACTTATTGTAATGCCATCAGGCACTTTTAGTATATAATCGCATACCTTAACTACTTTGTTTGTTTCAACATCAAACAGCAGCCAACTTAATTGCACAACATAAGGATATTTGCTTGTATTATATAATGATTCCCTGTAGTTTTCAATTAGTCCAGTAGTTTCTGTGTCAAATACCAATACATACATAGTGTTCTTTAGTTGGTTTGGTTGGTTGTGTTAGTTGTGTTTGCTAAGAGGTGACTGTTGTATATAATATAAATACAATAGATATGAGTATTAAAAATATAATTATACTTATTTTTAAATCAATTTAATCATTTAATTATGCGGTTATATATTAATCTTCGTTAATCACACATACATTGTGCTAATCCATCCCATACTCGTCCACAATCATCACACACCATATAACTGTCGCCATCTGAATCGTAGTAAAGTCCGCCTTCTATTTCAACACCACTATTTTGTGGTTGTGGGTGTGGTTGTTGTTGTTGTGGTTATTGTTGTTGTTGTAATTTATTGAAGTGATCTTCGCATTTATCTACTCGCAATCCCCTTTTCTCTCCCATTTCTTTATCCGGTAATCGATATAATATGTGATTTACCCATAGTTTCATTATAGTTGAATTGGCTATTTTTCTTCTAGCCACTTTCTTTTTTATTTCTTCTAACAATTTCTTTCTTACTAATTTCATAATACTACTTAATGTAAATGTATAAAATCCACGCCATGAACCAAAACTATTATATTTAGCATATTCTATATCAATTGACTGTTTAAGTATTTCATCATATTTTCCATCAATGTTTATTATAGTTGTTTTATTTAAAATTTTATTAACTACATCAAATACTTCATCGTAGGAAGGTTCCGTTTGTTCGTACCAGGCCATTTTGTCGTGAATTTGCTATGAATTTGCTATGAATTTGCTATTATTGATATCATGTTTAATTATTGAATGACATCAATTTAATGTTTAATATGGTAAAGTATTATGGTGATATTACTACCTATCATATGATACGCTTAATTAAGAGTTAGCACTGGCTTTAAATTAGAATATTGTTCCACGATTTTATAACTAAACCGATGTTTATCTGTAACTCCATACTTTTCTATACCAGACATATGATCTTTTGTTCCATATCCTTTATTATTACGCATATTGTATCTTTCCTCTAATATAGGATACTTATCGCATATATTTTCTATAAATAAGTCTCTTTCCACCTTTGCCAATATTGAGGCCGCCGCAATGGAAGCATACTTGTTATCTCCTTTTACTACACAAGTATGTGGTATATATTCTCCATCTCTATCGTATGGCTTGAATTTGTTACCATCCATTAATATGTGTTCGGGGATAACAGTTAATTTGTCTAACGCACGATGAGTTCCCCAGTAAGTAGCATGAAATATATTTAATTTATCAATTATTTTTTCATCAACCGCAAATATAGAATAATCAATCGCATTTTCTTTAACATAATCATATGCCATTAATCGTTTTCTATGTGAAGTAAGCTTTTTACTATCTACAATAAGATCATTTAAAAACTCTTCATCTTGTGGAAATATAACTGCCGCCGTATATACGGGTCCAAACAAAGGACCCCTACCTGCCTCATCAATCCCCACCTCCAATCTATCTTTTTCCATATAACTTAACATATAATGTATACACTATCTTATACATTATATTTAATATTTGTTAGTTATTGTTGTAATCTTTCTTTATTTTTTCCTTGTTTTTCTGCAAATATTCCGTGTCTTACCTAAATTGTATTTACGGTCCATATAACGCATATCTTGAGTAAGTATTTTACATTCTTTGGGTTTACGATTTTTTCTATAAATACGCAATATATTAAACCGACCTTTCTTAGCTAATGCTGCTTTTTTCATAGATTTCCCTGTTTTTTTCTTTTCCATTCTTACACCTTCATTTATGGCAAGTCGCCTTTTTCTAGACGAACTTTTGATTTTATAAATGTATTTACGAGTTTTATTATTAATTTTTCTTAATTTAGGCAACTTTCTTGTAGTTGTTTTTTTTACCATATATATACCAGCAAGATTAATATATCTTATTTAATTTATAACTTTATACAATCAAACCAAATGTAATTATTTTTTTCATACTATAATTTATATGAAAAACTTTTTACCTTTTATTATACTTATATTAATTGCTTCTTTATTTGCTATTTTAGCGTTTTATACATCAAGAGTAATTGAAGGCAACGCACAAAAAAAAGATTGTGAATATAAATGGGGTGAATGGAGTGATTGTGTAAATTTAAAACGAACAAGACAATTGCAAATTACACAACAACCTGAAAATGGTGGCAACGCTTGTCCGGCACAAGAAGACAGAACCGACACTGAAATTTGCGCTACTGGTGGTTCAACCCCTAATTCGGCAAGAGATTGCACGCGACCCAACGATGTTACTGGTTATGAATTCACAAGTGAAAATCTTTCGAAAACCGCATTTGAAGTGGGAGGGTTAAAATGTGCGACTGGTTATTATGGTTCGCCAGCAGCCGTTGCTTGCAATTCGTTTGGACAACCTTATAGTTTACAAGGATGTAATAGAATATCCATAGAAGTAAACACTTCTAATCCACGCCATTTAATTGTAAATTTTGCAAAAGACGCAAGTATTGAAGGAAGTCCAGGAGACTTAAAAAATAACTTTAAATACAAGATTGTTGAAGAAGATACCAGTTTTAAAAAAGTAAACCAAGCGATTGTCACTAGTCAAACACAAATAAAATTAATATTAAATGCCGATATTAAAATCAATCAAACTGTTTTAGTAAAATACAATCAAAACAAAGGTAAAAATAACGGCGGAGCTGAATTAAAGATAAACGATATTACAGTAGATACAATCGACCAAATACCAGTTGTTAATAATATAATTGATAATATTAGTCCAATAGTCCGTGTTATCGTTGTAGAAGATGCCGATCCGCAAAAAATAAAACTATTAATGAGTGAACATCTCTCCCCAAATGATAAATTAGATAAAAACGATTTTAAAATATCTGTGGATGGCGATGAATCCAGAACACCCAACAAAGTTACTATCGACGGAAAAATGATGATCATTCATTTAAGAAGTCCAGTTACGCAAAATCAAGCAGTTAAATTAGAATATAAATATGGAACCGACCCTGCAAAGAAAATAAAAGATTTAAACGGTAATTTGTTATTGGATATTGAGAATTTAACTGCAATTAATAATGTGGGATATCCAAATCGCGATCGTTCTATTTTATTAGAATATGCATCTGCCGAAGATGTAGAATATGTAGAATATGATGACTCCAAAGATACAGATGATTCTCAACAAAATAACTACAATCAATACTGGCCACAAGACGAAGCTTATTTTAACGACCAATATATTAAGAGCATGGGTGCACACAATCCATTTAATTACATTAATGATTTAAACAATATCGACTGCAAAATAGACCCATACAACAAAAACAGGGCAATCTGTGATTTAAAAAGAAATCAACCTATCAAACAATATAATTTAGATGAATTAAGGGACAACAGAGGAGATGAAAAAGACAAGTATATTTTAAAAACCAAAATCGTTCCGGTGATCACCCCTGCATGTCCTACTTGTTTAGACGATGAACACGACTCGCCTACTCCTGAATTAAAATTAAATAAATCGTTGTCTAAGTTATTTGATGTAGAAGAAAATTTAAAACTAGATAATTATGACCGCACAGTAAAGAAAAATCCCAATTTACAAATTAATAAAGGATTAAAAACATTTCTGGATAATGTAAACAAAAAAATGCCTCAATTAAATAAAAACTTAAGTAAGGACTTGAAAGGGACTTTAGATGAAACAATCGGACCCGCACTAAATACGATGGTTCCGGAAATGATTACTCCTGAAATGAGTGGGCCTCAATCCAGTTCGCCACAGTTTAATATGCCACAGATTAATACGCCATCGTTTAAAGATAGTTTAAATATGCCAAAAATGACACCCAGTATGAAAACACCTTCGTTAAATCCAGAAGTGTCCAATGTGGTAGATAAAACTTTAGATACCGTAAGTAAGGCAGCTGAAACTGTAAATATTGACACGCGTATGTTAAATCATAACAAGCCTACGGCATTAACACATGAAATCGCGCATATTAAATCAGAAGGACGAAGTGGTGGATTTATCCCCATGTTGACCAGTTTTTCTGCTTTTTAACTAAATGTGCCATAATAACTATATTAAAGTATAATACAATATGTTATATCGTATTATAATACAATCTACAATTGTGTAATAGATTACAATTCTATTTTTTGTTTTATGCAAGCATTGTCCATTTGAAATGTTTTTTCCTTTGTTTCTGTAGGGACTATTTTAATTATGCATTTAGATTTGTGGCCGTACAACGGCGTCTCACAACCCTTTTCTTTTTTGTTTTTGTTTATTTTTTTCAATTCGTCCATAATCTTATTAACAGAGGTTTCACTACAACGCGCTCTAAAGTGTTCATATCTCTCCCTAACTTCTTCAAAACTTAATCCAGATTTCTTTTTCAACATAGTATTAATGTGTTCATGTAAATCATACATCCAACGGGAAAAGTTTGCTCTATTTTTTAGCACAGTATCTGTTAAAGGAACGGCTTTTAAATTGCCGCGAAGATTCATTCTGCAATATTTACACGGCAATACATGTTTTAACGACATCACAAACTGTTTGTAATATTTTTTATCAGCATCCGTGGGTTCTACTGGATAATTAAAACTCATGGTGTGCAAATAATGCCATAAACTAGGACCCCACACACTTGTCAACATACCATCTTTGCTTTTAAAATCTTTATCGTTATACACTTTCTTTTTATCGTTTTTGCTTGTTATTTTTTGCTTTTTCTTTGTTTTATTATTTTTTTCTTTATGTTTTTGTTTTTTAAATGTTTTTGTCATTGTGATTATTATATATACTATATTAATATAATAAAATAATCAAAAATATTATTATTCAATAGAAAGCATTTCTCCTTTTAAATATTTAACAAGGTTTTTTGAAAACTCATTGCCATTGCCATTACTATTGCTTTTGTTTTTATTCAGTGAAACATTATACTTTTCTTTCCACAATTCTTTGTAATATTCATTTGTCGTAGTAGACTTATTAATATCTACTACATTTATTGAAGAACTCATATCAGACTTTATATTATTTAGAACTATCATAATTGATATTATAGTTTATAACAATACTTTTAAATTCGTTAAATTATTGTTGTAAAAAAATGTAATTATTTGTATATAATGGGTTTCGTCAATAACATTAAAAGTAAAATGCCACAAATAGTTCAAAACATATCAAAAACGCAATTTATGATATGGGGGGGTATTTTAGTATTATTTATCATCGCTGCCATATTTGTGTATATTAACTATATTAGCCCCCAATTAGTAAATATGGAATACAAAGCAAATTATGAATTTGATAAAACGGTTCAAGATAAAGGAGGAAAGGCGGATATTAGAAAACGTGTCGATTTATATTTATTTTGGGCTTGTTGGTGTCCAAATTCCAACAAAGATGGACCAACTGGAGAGAAACTACACGAAATGTGGGAAACATTACAAGAAAAAGTTAAAAACAAAGAAATCTCTTTTAAAAATTTTGACATTACTTTTCACACAATACAAGAAAAAGAAGATAATTTTAAATCGGAAGAAGAAAAATTAGTAGGCAAAGATAATATAGAAGGCTTTCCCTCTATATTTATGAAATATACCCAACTGATAGATAATAAAGATCAAGAATTTGTTTGTGAGTTTGATGCTATGCCTACTTTAGAAAATATAACGGAATTTATCGGCGATAACTTGCGTTCATCCGCAGCATGTAAAAGTAAACAGTAAACAGTAAACAATATCTACACTATATTCGTTTCGTTGTTTTCATTTGACTTGACTTGCTTTGCCTCTAAATACAATTCACACACCTCAATACCTTTTAAATATATTGCGTTGCGGGCTTCGGGAGAGGTTGTAATTTCATGATAATCACATACATAATCATCAAGGGTTGGTATTTTTATAAGATATTCATATTCATCGGCGCTTACTTCTGGAGTGCCATTCACATGCAATTTACCCAATATATTTATAATGTAATTAAAATAAGTATCATCGACACTTATACGCTTATCTAAAGTATCACTTCTTAACACTTCTAATACCAATACCTCATCTTGCTTTATATTTTCTTGTTTAACACACATGTCAACTGGTGTATTTGTATGCATTCCACCATCTAAATAGCAAATGCCTTCATACTCATACGGTTTAAATAGAGTAGGAATACATGATGAATAATACAACGCATCTAACACCAAAATTTCCGGCGTAGTTTCATAATCAAATTGTTTCAATTGAAAGTTAGACGCATTTAAGGCAAAAACACATAGTTTAACATTTGTTTTTCTATAAAATTCCGACATAGTTAATGTATTTATATCCATACCTTTTGCATTAAACAAATGTTCAAACAATTTACCAAATAAAGTCTTATTTATTATTCCCTTGTCATTAAAATAATTAAAAAAATTAATTTGGTCGACATTAAATATTTTATGCCAAGTTCGTTCTATAAAATAGTTTATAATTTGTTTAAAATCAAATCCAAGACATAAAACAGCGGATAATATACTACCACACGATATTCCATAATATCCTTTTATATTTTTTAAGTTTAAATGGTCGGTTTCTATTAACTTATTTAGGATCCCTAAGTATGCTATCAGTTTAATACCACCTGATGGTAAACAAACATATTTTATCATTATAATTATATTATATTAACACGATATAATTATAAGTTTTTTATCTAATTTAATTTTAAATTAATGGATGATATATTTAGAGAGAAATTAAACTTAGATGAGTTATTTACACAAGATAAAGAAGATAATAGCAACAAAACAAAGATATACCAGAAAATATTAGAACGAGTTCATCACAAAATTAAATTAACATCTAGACAGCGCAACAATATGAAGTGTTGTTGGTTTGTTATTCCCGAATTTATATTAGGCTTACCAAAATATAGCATACAATTATGCACGCAATATGTAATGGAGAAATTAGACCACAACGGATTTATAATTAAATATACTTATCCCAATCTACTATTTATATCATGGAATCATTACATACCCGATTACGAACGAATGGCTATAAAAAAAGAACAAGGGATATCGATTGATGGATTTGGCAATATTATTAAAAATAAAGGCAAAGGCGATGATAGTAATCCAAACAGTTTAATGTTGAAAAATGGACCCGACGTCGAACAACGTAATCAGTCTAGTAAAAGCAGCAATAACGATAAATATAAATCAATTAATACTTACAAGCCAGGTGGACTTATTTATTCCAACGAATTGATTAATAGCGTAAATAATGCCACTCACAAGATAGATTAGTAGGGGCTGGCATTTTATTCATAAAATGATTAATACTTATTAATACTTTTTAATACTTTTTAATACTTATTAATACTTTTTAATAGAGGTATTGATAAATAAAAATGTTGTGATATTAGTTGAGTTATTTATTTGTCTTCTAAGCTTTCAATACAATCTAATGCTTCATATATATCCACTGTTTTAGCAATGTCTTTTATAATGGTTTTATTGGCAACGTCATCGTCGTTTTGTTTTATAATTTGAGAAGAAATGTTGAATTTTAATTGTTCTCTTTCCACATCATGAGGCAACGGGTTTTCCTTATCATATTCATTATAAAAATCAATATACGCTTTTTTATGCAATTGTCCTACTTTTGTATACAAAGTGCTTTTGTTATCCATCGCAACATCTTCTACCCATCCATCTCTTTCGTCTTTCACAAGAAAATTCTTCAGTTTTTGATCGGTGCAGTGTATGGGTCGCTCTGTTATAGGTAAATCTTCCAAACCCTTCAATAGTTTTTTTGATACAAAGTTTTCAACCAGTTCATTATTTTTCATTATGTCTCCCAGTTTAAACGATAAATTATTAATAAAGCCTTGTATAGGTTGCGCGTTCGAACAATACTGGTCCAAGAAAAAGTTGATTGAAATATTATTGTTGTATATAATATTCTGCTTTGACTTCATTTTTTTAATAGTGTTGGTTTCCGTCTTAAGTATGTCTTGGTTTTCTAAAATGGTATTTAGCTGCTGCTTTAATGATTCAATATTATTATTCATTTTATCTTCTATTTTATTTAATTCACAGTCTTGATTATTTGGGTTTTCATTGAGTGACTTATTTTGAGTCGGATTTATGGCAACATTTTCACCCAAAAAAATGCTCGTTTTAATTAAGTGCTTTTTGGTGTGATTGTGTTTATCATAATGCGACTTTTGTGATGCAGAATAGTCGCATATTTCGCAGTAGAATTTTTTGCCACTTTTGATATTTTTAACACTTTTAACACTTTTTAACACTTTTCCTTGTTTTTCTAAATGTTTTTTGGTCTCAATATGTCGGATATAATTGGACTGGCGAGATGTAGTATAATCACATTTTTCACAAATATATAATTCAGTTGTAGTTGCTCGTTTTTGGCATTTTCGTGCTCGTTTTTGCTCTTTTTTTCTCATTTATATAAAAAACAGATAAAAATTTTAAGCCATTTTTTCAAGATATTTCATAAAAAAAGGCACTACAAATTTGGGAAATTTTGAAAAAAAGGCACTATTTTGGAAAAAAAGGTTCCAAAAAAGGCTCCCATCGAAAAAATGTTTTTGTTCGATGGGTGCCTTTTTTTCAAAATAGTGCCTTTTTTTCCAAAAATCGCAAAAAAATTCGAAAAAAACGCAAATTTTTTTTAAAAAAATCGCAAAAAAATGCAAAAAAATTGGCAAAAATCGCAAAAATCGGCAAAAAATGGACCATTTTCGAGGGTTTTTTTGAAAAATTATGGTTTGCCGTTCCTCATCGTGTAAAAATTTACAAGAAAAGTCGTGGTTTGGACCAGTCTTATTTAACACTTTTTTTGACGATTTTTCAAAAAACCACTATGACGACATGCTCTTAGTGCCTTTTTTTCATTTCACAATTTGTTTCCATTTTCCCAGCCAATGTAGCTGAGAGTTTTTTGAAAATTTTTTTGGAAATTTAACACTTTTTAACACTTTTTTTTTTAAAAAAAAAAGTTTGTGGTCTCACCTTTTCAACAAATCATCATATTTGTTTCGAGAAATGCTTTCTAAAAAAAAACGAAAAAAACGAGCAGAAAAGCCGTTTTTCTGCTCGTTTCTGCTCGTTTTTCGTCATTTTTTTGCGTTTTTTGGCCAATTTTTCAAGTTCGAAAAAATGCGTTTTCGATGGGAGCCTTTTTGGGTGCCTTTTTTTCAGAAAAAGGGCATTTTTGGCCGTTTTTTGCAAAAAATCGCGATTTTGACAATTTCCGTTTTTCTTACCATTTTCCCTTTAAAATCAAAGTAGTCGTTGAAATTTTATGGTTTGGTAGAAAAAAAGGCACCAAAAAAGGCTCCCATCGAACAGTTTTTTTACAAAAAGTTTTTTGAGATTTTGGGAATTTCAAAAATTTTTCGGACCGAAATCTCAAAAAACTTTTTGTAAAAAAACTGTTCGATGGGAGCCTTTTTTGGAACCTTTTTTGGAACCTTTTTTTCTGAGACCAATTTTTGCTCGTTTTTTTGCCACTTTTTAGAGTAGTTTTCTTGCTCGTTTTTTGCCACTTTAGAGTAGTTTTTCTTGCTCGTTTTTTTGCCACTTTTTCAAAATCATCTGGATTTCAGGATTTTTGATATATTAGAATATAATGAAAAAAAGTTATTTAAGTATTTCTGACTATAATTTTAACTAGTATATTACTTAAAATTAAATATGGATTTATATTGAGTATTTTTGAACGATACTTACTGGTATCAATGTTTCTTTTATTTTATCTAATTTTTTATAACATTTATTAATAGTTACTTCGCTAATTTCACTATGGGTATTTACTTGCTTTTTTGAAATGTTTAAGTTGCATGTTTGAGCGACAAAATATACAATGCCTGCCGCAACACTATGGGGTGTATTTTCCGGTATTAAATTTTGCCGTTCTATTTTCATTGCTACAAACTTACACAACTTAATTAATTCACTATTCATATTTAATCGACTACAATAGCGCTCTATAAAAGCAATTGGTTTCGTTTTATGAAAATGTGTTTTTTCGTTGTTTTCCAATCCGGTTTCATTTTTCTCTAACAAATGTACCGCATGTTTACAACCTTTTGTAGCCGCAGTTGTGTCCAATTTAAATATTGTTGCGATCTCCTTTGCCGTTCTTGGATAGTTGTGAATACGACATGCTATATATACGGAGGCTGCGATTACTCCTTCTCTATTAAACCCCCTGAATGTTCTCATCTCAGAAATTGTTTTGTGTTGTCGCAACGCTTCGTCCTGTATTAATGCGGGAATACCTGCTATCCTAGACATTACTTTAATATGTTCGAATTCATCGTATTGCGACTTTTCTTTATATGGCATCGAATGCCACTCTGTATATCGCTTGATTTTTCTCATTTCATATGACGACCGACCACTGCATACCACCTTACATCCATACGATGATTCCTTTAATAAATGATTTACGGGCATACCACATCTAGTGGGATCGGTGCTTGATGAATCATCCGCCCCATAATATCTCCATTCAGCGGATTCATCTAAACTGTCTTTATATATTACACTACATTTATCATTACTACAGGTTAGATAATTTGACTCTGAATATTGTAGATGTGAATTACACAGTTCACATACTTCTCTTGATATTGCATCTTGCTTAGAATATAATAATTCTAATGGTGTTTCTGGATTGTATTCTTTGTCAAACGCATCCCATATATTTTTCTTTTTCTTATTCTTTTTCTTTACCGTCGTTTTAACATTTTTAACATTTAACATCTTAAAATAATTAAAATATTTTATATTTAACTCAATTTTATTATATATATTTATAACATATATGGGCAACGCTCAAAGTCAAAAGAAATCCAATAAAGGGAGTATGTATTTTAATGAAGAATTAATAGATAGCATCGATTTATTGGCATCTAAATTAATATTTGAACAATCCTTTCAAGATTTAAAACAATTGCAAAACCCTAGTTATTGTGAAGAAGTATCCATATTAACTCAACAACTTCTTAAGAAAAAACTTAATAAAAAAACATTATCGATGGTTTCAAATCGAATAAAATATGGAACACAAGATTTGTTTATTATTGATAAACAAGGATTTAAACAATTAAAAAATATTAGCGATCGTGGTTATGAAAAAGATGTGTTGTGTTTAAATGTTTCGAAATTTTACACAAAGATATTCCAAGCATATAGTGCTATTGTAGGTGCTATTAATCCAGTGTATGTATATACAGATCCAGACGGCACACGACAAATAAGAACGGTAATGGATGAAATTAGTATGGAAAACAAATCAAAGGCGGATATTGGATTGAGAAGCATGTGTTCTAGAAGAATCGCATATCTTAAACCCAAAAAAATGGGAGAGAAACAAATGACATTACAAGTAAATCAATGTAAAATGAATGATAAATCAAGTGAAATCCCTGTTATGACAAGAGAACATGTCGACAAACGAAAAGATACATCATCAGATATAACGCCATCCATGGAAGAGACACAGTCAGACGAAGAATCACCAGAAGAAGAATCCCCCCAATCAAGTCCATCTATAGAAGAACCACAAACAAATAAAGGACCACAAGACGAAACAGAAAAAGAACCACAAGTACAGCAACCAGAAAAACAACCAAAAAAAGAAAGTGATATCACACAAATGGCAAAGTATATTGCAAAAAGTTTAAATATATTTAAACAACCACAACCACAACCACAACCACAACCACAACCACAAAAAGGAGGGTATTATAAAGACAATGAAGGTAACGAAGACACATCCGAAGATGAAGGCGAAGAAGAAAGTTCCATCAACAAAATTGATGAACCAAGTGTAATGGACGATGGTTCAGAGGATGAAGACGAATCCAAAGACGAATACGAAGAATCTGATGAAGACGAATCCAAAGACGAATACGAAGAATCTGATGAAGATGAAGACGAAGAACCAGCTGAAGAGCAAAATGGAAAAATGACAACTACAATGGGACTGATTGGAACCATGACTCTAGCCGACGAACCGGGTATTCAATCCTTGGAAAACTTATATAAAGATACCATGACAATAGAAACAAGCAAAGGTACGGGTAAGGTAACCGGTTCATTTGTTCGTTCAAGCACTTCTGAAACACAATATAAAAAAGATTTAAAAGATTTCTACAATGCATTTATTCCCAATGGTAAGTTTAATAGTGAAGAAATTAAATCATTTAGTGATATTAAGTTAACAGACTTTACTAAAACAAAAGAATGCAATGATAATACAAATGAAAGGATTAAACAAAAATGGGGAAGCCGTATAGA